ATCAGTTGCGCCGTTAGGTGTATAAGCTACATCCATAATCACATTAGTTGCGATTGGGGGGACGCTAGCAGCTAAATCAACTGCGGCATCTGTTGCAGATGAACCGCCTGATAACTCACCAATACTAACATCATAATAATACTGACGTGTTTTATCCGAGCCGTACTGCCAGAACAACAAGTTATCGCTTGTGCCGTCAGTTAAAACCCAGCCGATACGACGATACATATCGTAGTCTTGCGGTAATGTAGGCGCTGAGCTGCTAGCAAGTGATAACAATCCTGCTGGGTCAACTACCCCATAAGAGCTACCAATCACATACACCGCGTACATGGTAGATGCCGCTACAGAGCCGGTATCTAATCCATTCACACCCGAAACGATATTGCTAACCGCTAATGCGCTGTCGACAATAATATCATTCTCGTCTGTGCTGTTACGCGCACGACCTGCCGCAATCGCAACCACTTCATCACTAGTCCATGATAACTGTAAGTTATCAACATAGAGATTTGAGGCATTTACAACTGGAATTCCAATAGCCATTTTAATACTCCTTAATCAAGGGCCCTGGGGCCCTAGAATGGTTAGACTTACAGTGGGAAGATTACAGACATGGCATTATTAGCCACCTGTGTTTTGCCCCAAATGCAGTCATGAACAGTACCATATAAATTCTGTCCAAACTGAGCACCTGTGTACATTCTCAAGCTTGCGCCTGTTTCAGGGTCGGTCTCAACAGAACTTGCGTATGGGTCTGTGTCTGGTAATGGAGGCATGGCTACATAGAACTGGTCTCCAGATTGAATCATACCCGCGCGATGCGATGGTAAAATTTTGATTTGCTGACCCGCAACAATCGGTGTATTGATATTTTGGTTCTTCCCAAATGCAGCCTGCAATGGTGGGTCAATTGTCACTGTAACCTGGCTCGCACCTGTACTTGCAGCATCAGCTGTAACGCGACATTGCACAGGGTTAGATGAGGTTTTGTGGCCGATAAATGTCAAATAACGCAAGTTAGTCTGACCGGATACGCCATCCTGGAATTGAAATTTATCGTTCGCTTTCACAGAATCAGCATCACTTGCAGATGTACAACCACTGAATGTAATAGCTGTAACCGCGCCATCCGCATTTTGAGTTGTACTAACCACGGTTAATGTAGCTTGCGCTTGACCTTCGGTGCCCGCGGTGTGTGTTGGAAGTAAGTTAGACTCATACCACTCACAACGACTAAACGCACCAAGCTCCCAGCTGTTACGCAACTCATCATTACCTTTAGGTACGAACTGATTCAAACCTGTGTTAACGATGTCTGGAATTGCGATGTCAAGCAAGTAACCTTTGGTTGCATAAGGAGCAGCACCGTAGTTACGGAACAAGGCTAACGCTTGCGCCAACTGACCAAAGCTATTAATAGGTGTTAAGCCATTACCGTAAAAACGGTATGGAGCTGTAACACAAAGCTCAGCAACGTTTGACTCAACAACAGCGGCAAGCTCTTCGATAGCAGCTTTACCAAAACGACTCATGTAATCTTCTAAGTTGAAAATTAACTGTTGAGCTGAAATGTTGATACCAACGTTACGCGCCTCATCAACGGTTAATGTTTGAAGTCTTTGCTCTACAGATTGAAAGTCTACTGTTAAGCTATTGGCAGCAACAAAACGTGGTGGTTTATCAAATGTGATAGTGTCACCTAAGTTAGCTGGGTTAGCTTTTTCAAAGTCTTTGTATTTTTTATTTGCTGTGTTTAAAAAACACGATAAATTTTGCAGATACGCTAAATCAGCTTTATTATAAGTCTGGACGTTCTGCAAAATATTGTTAGGTAGCGTCATTATGCTCTCCTGAAAAAATATTTTTCCAGACGAGATTGGCTCGTATTACGCCATAAACATACGTTTATAGTCCGCAACACTCATATCGCCATTATCTCGCCCCGTGGGGGAAGATTTCATACGACTTAGAGGTGATTGAACCTCTTTTTCTGCGGCTTTAGCCTGCTCATTAGCTTTAATTGACGCCGATAACTGGCTTATCTGGCGCTGGGCCAATTTTGGGTCCTGGCTAGATAAAACGGCAATCGTTGCCAGCTTAGATGGGTTCTTCATCAGCTCGTACATCACCGATGGTGTGTTCTCCATCTGAGTCGCTAAATAAACAAGGTTGGGGAATTTGGAAGGGTCAAAGTCTGCCATGATATCATCAAAGTCATCATACAAATCTTTTCCACCGCCCATACGAGTCTCATAGTCAGCCGCCATTTGGCGAGCCTCCCGCTCTAACTCTCCCTGAACTCGCGTTTCCTCATCATCCTGAAGCTGCTGCCTAAAATCCCCTAGGATTTGTTTTCGCAATGCGTCTACGTCAATCGGAGCAGCCATGCCGCCCATTGACCCGCCGCCAGACTTCAACTGTTGATTTTCCGCTCTCAGAGCCTCTACCTCATCTTGCATTGCATCCCGTCCTTTGAGTTTAGCTTTCTTGATTAACTCTTCTACACGCGACGCAGGAATCAACTTCTCTTGAACCTCTTCAACTACATCAGCTTGAGGGGCCTCAATTTCCGGTGTTTCCGCTAAAACTACTTCATCAGTCATATAACAATCTCACTGTTTCCGTTGTGAACGTAGCCGCATGTTTAACGTATCAAGAACGCCTATTAATTCCGCATAGGTGCGTGTTCGCCAGGTTGTAAGCCCCTGTTAGCTTCTAAGGATATAGTACAAGCTTATAAGTAATTCTACAACTTGGATGCAGGTATATCACGTTACTTTATATACCATCTATATGATATATTAATATACTATAACCGTGATATGCGAGAGTGTTGGTAGGTGTACCAAGGCATACCTACCAGGTATATCTACCAAGGTGTTTGTTTATCGCCGGGCTTTCTTATTGCTTTTAAAAGCCTTCTCAAAAGCAAGCCTAATCGCTGATGTAGGCGCCGAAGAACCCGTGCTAGACGGTATACTGTGAAGTTTGGCATTCAGTCTGTCTTGCTCCTTTTGTCCTTTAACTTGTGACATCCTTGCTTCCTTATTTCTTTTTGGTTGGTTTTTTCTTGCCTAACACTTTATTAGCTTTTTTATCTATCTTGGCCTCAGCCGACTTAGATAGTTTCCCAGCCTTTACCATTTGAGTAGCGCGTGCTTTGGCATTGGCAGCGTGAGATTTATCATTAACAGGATAGCTCCTTCCTGGGCCAGCAAAAGCAGAATCAGGTAATTTTTTCCTAGCTTTAGTGGTTAACTTAGCCATTACTCTTTCCTCTCATTAAGTCATTATGATGTTTGCTAACATTAATCGCCATATCTACCGCGCTCCTTGCGTTTTCAGCTTCCACTTTCTCTTGCTGAAGCGCGGCATCTAAGTCTGCATTCTGTATCTTTGTCATTACTTCCATAAATTTAACATCAATTTCTTTGTTTTTAACTGCATCGTCCGTGGAAATCTTCGTTAAATCCACTTGCGCCCTCATCTCTTCCGTTTGCATCTCAGTGCGCGCCTTCAATTGCGCTTCTTCAGCTTTCTGTTGAATCTTAGCTTGCTCAATCTGCATTTGCATCTGGGCCATCTGCTCAGGCGTCATCTGCTGAGCTTGTGCCTGCGCCTGCTGCTCTTGCATCTGCTTCTGATTCTTCATCCACTCCGCAGCCATCGCCTTAATGTTATCAATGCCCCGGATATCAAGGTTATCAAGCAAGACCTCAAGGCCCTCGGTATTCATAAATTGGGCGAACTGTGGTGACGCTTGCATCAACTGAATCATAGCTTTCAGTGCAATTTGTTTTTGGACGGAAAAATTAACACCAGCCTCAACCTGAACCTCTAGCGCTGAGGCATCATAATCAAATTGAATATTGCCAGGCTTATTAATCTCATAATAGTCACGCTTTCCATCTGGTTTAATAACCGGAATAGTTCTCGGCGTAACGTAATACTTCGGCAGCATATCAAGGTAAATCTCGCCACATCGGTTCCATCCCCGAATAAACCCAACGGTATATGGCATAGCTGCGGCATTGGAGTGCATTGCACCCTGCATAATAGCGGCGCCTGAGATATCGTTATCGTTTATGCCCATTGCAGCATCATAAGACCCTAAAGTACCTTGTATTACTTGGTCTGCCATTGCAAACGCATTGGATATCTCAGGAGGTATAGGCGGCCTATTAATCGTGGTTGGCGGGGTTACCGGCATCTCAGGATTGCCATCTTTCCACTGATTGTAAAGCACCACCGTAGCTTTTTGCGGATTAGTGTAAGCGTATTGATAGTCATCATTATCCGGAATAGCCTCAATTGGTGCTATCCACTGTGACTGCATAAGGTTCTCAATCTCATTACATAACGATTGGCCTGCGAAGTTTTTCATCTTCTGGCCGCCAATAGCTTGGTAAATGTAAGAGCGTGTCATTTGATGCGCTTGAGACTGGTCGCTATCACGCATAGTCACCGAGTTACCATCAAAAAACACTAACGGCAGATGAGAGAAGTTGGTTACCTCATGGTCGATAATCTTGCTCTCACAAAGCGTGTACTTTTCAATTAATTCAATCTCAGTCCAGCGTGATTTAAGCACGATTGGTGGCTGCTCAAGAATACCCGCCTCTTCCCACTTCGCCAGAAAATCTTCGTAAACTTTTTCGGGCACCACGTGGCCGTTCGCAAGCTTTAGAATTTTAGCTTTCTTCATTTTCTTGCGGTAGTACTCAGCGAACAAAAGGATGTCTTCGGTTTGATTTTTGTATGACCAGTTGAAGTTTTCAACGCTTGAGTTTCTAGTAAACGCTGTTCCCTTAACTATATCAGAGCCGTAAAGTTCCTCCGCTTCACCTTTCGATTTGGGGAACAACTCGTAGGCATACCTCCCGTCTCCCTTATGGGAGTCTCTAGCAAGCGGGTCAAATCCGGTGAGAGTAGGGTCAAAAACGCGTTCAATATAAATATTTTGGTCAAACGACTTCTCATTTGCATAGTCCGTGTATACCTTAGCAACACTGTAGCCCCCAGATAACATCTCTCTGTACAGTTGATAGGATAATGCGTCTTTGTCGCTGCCCGTAAAAGCCGCTTTCATGTGAGCTTCAACAAGTTGAATAATACTGGGGTCCATTAGCGCCACGCCATCCGCAGCGCGCACACTAAATGCTGGGTCCATTTTCGAGAACTCACCGCATAAACGACTAATGTAAGCTTCAAGTAAGTTAAACTCAATCTGGGGTTTTTGTAGTTCCATCAACACAGATTTATCTGTATTAGTTAGTGTGGTTTTGTAGATGTAACCCATGAACTCATGGAAGCGTTGATAGTTCTGATAAAAGTATTGGTACGAACGTTGTATATCATCTTTAATGCTATCTAACATGCCATGGGCATCTTTCTTAACGTACGCCATCTCTGTTGGTCCTTGCGATATGTTGCCTTCGCATCTTAGCCCCCAAACTGCTGAGCACGTCCGATGCGCTATTGCGCTTATTGTGCAGTGTATGAAGCGTTTTGTCTATCAATGCAATCTTTATAGCGTCTGCTAAAGTGTCGGCAATATCATCATGGCGGTGGGTATCGTTTGCTGTAATCTTACTCATATGGTCAAGGCATAAAACCGCGTGCTTAGCGTGAGTGCTAAGTGATATTAAGCGCTGGGCAACATAGGGCTGGCTTTCCAAGAACCGCTGCGCCTTACTTCCACTTGCGCGTGTTCTATCAATATTTCTCACCGAAAGACCGCGAACCTCACCCAAAACACTACTAAGGGTCACGCCAGTCGACTTTTTCTCGATTGCGGTAAACTCAGGTGGTGTAGGATGTAACATACAGCTTTGCCAGAATTCCATGAAGTTATCTTTTAAATCTTTGGGTTCCACCCTTAGCTCTACACAATCAATCCAATGCAAACCCATTACACCTGTTTTCCGGCCTAATGTCTCAATCTCGTAAAGACCCCAAAAACTAAATGCCGTAGCGTCATTCCATGTCTTGCTTGTTTCAGCCGTATCGGCTGTGATGAAGGTCAATATCATCTCTGGCTCTTCATCCAAGCGTTCAAACCAACCTGGTTTAAATAATGCCCCACCGGCCGGGATTGGGTCTTGCTGATACTGGCTAGCAAACACATACGGCGACTTTTGCTGCAAAGCTAAAAGCTTGTCCGTAGGCATAACCTCTGGATATAAAGCGTGCCCATTTACCCCTAGACCTTGTAGCTTGACCATATCCCATGCCGTTGTGTCGTTCCCAGACTCAAGCCACGCCGGTAAATCCTCTTCATGTAAACGTTGGCCAATAAATACAATGGGAACATTTGGGCCTCGCGGACGCTGACAGATAGTTTCCTGATAGTTCCTGATTACTCTTGCTCGAATAGCATCGGAGTGAACTTCGTCGGGTTTATGGGGGTCGTCCAAAATAACTCCCCCTGAAAACCTATCTAAACCAGGCAGTCCAGCATCAGAACCGACAACAGGCCCTCCCGAACCGAACGCTCGTATAATGCCGCCCTTATCAGTGGCAAAGTGGTCCTTAGCCCGTGAATCTACCTTGATGCCAACATCAAATAAGTATTTAAATATCGGTGAACCAATAATGCTTTTAATGAAATAAGTGTGCTTGGACGCCAGGTCATGACTGAAACTAATGTATAGAAAGTTGCTATCGGGGTATTGGGCTACACCCCAGGCTGTCCACATTGAAACTAAAACTGACTTACCAAAGCCAGGCGGTAAATTTATCATGAGTCGCTGTGAGGGTATTTCAAGTCGAGTTAGTTTTGTTAGCTCACGGGCAACCGTGATGTGATGAGACTCACAACCAAGGGGCGTGCTAATAATGAAGTCTCGCCCTGTAATGTGCTTAAAGAAGAACCGGGTGAACTCAAGCAAGGACCCTCGAAGCAAAGATGCTTGATACTCCTTTTCTTTCTCTATCATGCAACCCCGCTAAATATCACGCTCTTTTTCTTCCGACACAATGCCATTCGAATCAATCAAAGTGAACTTAATTAGCACGACAGTATCATAATACTTACGCAGCATCGACAGGATTTTATTGTGTATGCTGACTGTGAACAGGGGTCTGAATTCATTCTTCACCCAGATACGCACCAAACAATCCTCAGACTGATTGCCTTTGGAATACTTCCAGGCGCTTGCAAAGTTAAGCGCATGGAGCGTTAATCCCCTCGCTTTTATCACCTCAGCTAAAGAGCTCATATCATGGCAAGCCTTCATGTATTTCTCTTGCGCTATCTTCTGAGCCTTACCAGGTTCGCGTTTCTTTCGTTGTCTCTTGGGCGTCTCTTCCGCATTTTCCGCTTCCATACCTTCACTTCCTATTTAGTCCTCAAGTTCGTCATATTTGCGTATAGCTTCCGTCTTCTTCATGTTCGCATTCTTCCTGCTTCTTACTCAAATTTATGCCGCATTTAACGCATACCAGTAATTTACCGCCGTAACCATATACATGCTCGCATTCTTCCGGTTTCGTGTGCGTATCGTCTTCGCGCGCACATTCTTCTACCTTTTCTCGCAACGCCATACCATGGGCGATTAAATCAATGCAACCATTATCATGTCGCGCACATTCTTCATTCCCACCAGCATGGACCGAGCAGCACGATGCTTTAGGCTCAAGCATAGACTGCCAATACTCAATCTGGTGCTGGATTAAGGCTTCGCGGTTGGGGTGAATGCTGCTCTCAAAAATTGATGCATAAACTGGCTCGCCCAAAAAGTAGCTGGTTCCTCGCTTATCGATAGTTGAAGGATGGCTTTCAACTTTGGCCTTAGTAATCTTGCCCGTCACCATTGATAAAATCCAAACAGTATCGCCGATTTTGAACTGTGGCTCAGGCTTGGTGAACTCTTCAAGTGTAGCTATAAGCTCGTCAATATCACCTGTCTCCAACAACAAAGGACTTTCTTCGGCAATTGGAGCGTACAACTCAAACCAGCGCGCCTTTCGTCCAAATTCAACGTCAAAATGATAACCTACCAGGCCTCTACATAGTTCGTGTGCGCGCTTAAGCTTCTCATAGTCAATCATTTCATCACCTCATCCTTTATATATCAAGATGGTGACATATTACATGATTATAACAAGGTTTACCAGAACCAGGGTGAAGAATCTGCGGTAGATTTTCTAGGTCTAGCTTTCACTCTTTCTTGAAGCACTTCCTCGATAAGCAAAGACCTATCTAAGCTTTCATGAGCATCTTTCAAGTTATCGTGATGAGACAGGCTGTACTTTAGCGCTGCTGTTAACAATCGCACTTGTTCAGTGCGTGCGTGAATAATTTCTATGTATTGCTCTTCTGTCATTATCAATATTCCTTCTTATTCTTAGCGTCTAACTCAGCGCGAAGCTTTTTAATCTCTGCGTCATGCTCCGCATTTTTATTCTTTAACTCATCTATCTGCTTTTGGTCGCCATAAATCTTAGGGGCCAACTTGCTTGCATGCCACTGCCTCGTATTCACATTTAATTTCTGCCAGGCAACGTGCCCAGCATCAACTCTTTCATTGCCTTCCGAGTCGAAATACACTGGTTTTTCTCGTGCAATTCTTAGTGTTCCTTCTGCGAACATTTCGCCCTGTAATTGCTTAGCTTGTAAATATTTCTCGGAGAATTCAGCGTGAGTTATTCTCCAAAGATACACTGTTGACGGATGTGGAAGGTCGTCAGCCGACGCGCATATATGGTCTAAACCTTCGTCAGTGGACGCAACCAAATCACAAACTCTCTGAGCCAATTCCGGCGTGTATGTTGTCGGTCTACCTGGTCCCATATATCACCCCTTCTTCTTGTCTTTCGCCTTTAAAACTTCTTTCTCTACAAATCCCTTTCCTTTGCAATTATCACACTTCTCACGCATGTAACCCATACCTGTTATAAACCTATCACCCTTGCATTTCTCGCACTTAACC